CCATATTGGATTTTCAGCAATAGCTTCAAAAATAGCAAAAGTATCGGTTACACCGGCTTTCATTTGCCCTTTATAATAACCTTCTTCATACTCTATAGCATCATCTGCTAATTGAGCTTGTATACTAGCATCTCCTTGAATTACTTTTGCAATTTCTTCCTCAGACATCTCTGCAGGAAATCTTAATATTTCATTGCCAACTTTAATTTCTTGGTATTCTTGAGCCATTTTATTCCTTATCTATCTACTAAGTCAAATGTTTGTGTTTCAGGATTCCATTGTTTTATTTTTTCTTTTGTGCTTCCATCTCTTGGAGTATAAACTTCAAAAACTGACTCAGGAACCTCAAACTTATAATCAATTCCTATCTGTTTTAAAGACTCATTACTTGAATTGTATTGTTTCATTTGCTCTTGTTCGTATATTTCTAAAGTCTTTATAAATGCTTCATAATGCTCTGCTGTCTTAACACCGGTGAAAACAGTATTTGCAAAGTCAGTTACATTCTCTACTAAATTACCAGCACTAGCTATTCTTCTAATTTCAGAAGTAGCTTGTCGCTTGTCCTCAAAAATTTGTGTAATTAGTGTTTCAGCAATTGTAGCTGCTGCTGCATTATTTCCCTGAGCTTGTCTAAACTCAGAAATACCTGTGCTTATTTTTCTTAGCTTATCTGCAATAGCATCTCTGGTTTTCATAGTAGTTTCAAAGATTGTAGTTCCTATTGCATTTTTAGTTCCTGCACCTGCTGTTTCTACATCTAAGCCTTGTAAGTATTTTAAGAACTCCTCATTTCCTTGAGTTTCACCTAATGTTGCAATAAACTCATCTCTTTTTTGATTTAAAGCTTGAAACTCAGCTCCTTTTGGTTCTGTTTTTTTAACTATGCCAGAAGCAACTCTTTGTGGACCTTCTGGACTACTTAAAGTATCTGTCCAATAAAAATAACCATCTCCTAACTGAGTCATTTTATCTTCAGGGTTTTGTAAATTCTCTAGTTTTATTTCTGCAATATCTACTTGAAGGTCAGCAGCTCTCATGTCTTGGCTTTTATCATAAAACTGCATTGCCATATCATACTCACCACCAGTCCACATTGCTGAAGCCATTTGTGAAACACTCTCAGCATTTGTAGGGTCAAAGTTAGGAACACTATTTATAATTGATTGATAATTAGCTTGCTGTGCTTGTGCAGGTGTCATACCACCCATAGCCTGTCCAGCTTGATAACCTAGTTCACTACCTATACCAGACATGGCATTAGTAATTGCTGCCCAACCAGTTAATCCACCAGTCTGAGCTTGTTGCCTTCTTAGGTTTTGTTCATCAATAATTGCTTGTTGGTATTGATTTCCAAACATTCCTTGTGTCGCCATAATTATTCCTTTTAATAATTGGGTGAATACATTAAACCACTTGTGTTAAATCTTCTTGAAAAAGGTACACCAATGTCACTCATAGTAAAATTTCCATAACTGTCATCTATTGTAAATTCCTCGTAACCTTCTCCCCCGTACGGTGTTATTTTACCTATAGGGGATTCTACTTTGGGTACGTTGGTCGCCTCGCATTGTCTTGAGCACTGCTAAATCCTGTCATCATACCACCTCTAGCAAATGGATTAGTAAACTTCATACCTTCCTGACTATTAAACCCTTGTAAAGCACTACCAATCATACCAGCAGTGGCTCCTGCTCTTCCTAATGCTGCACCTGACCTCATTTGAGCTGCATTAAAAGCAGCACCTGCTCTTTGATTAGCAAAGCTTAATGATTGACCGGCATATTGTCCCGGTATACTACCTAATTGCATAATAGCAGCAAGGTCTTGCATTTCTCTTTGCCTCATAGCATCTTGTGTTTGTTGAGCTTGTTGATAAGAGTTAGATAACAATCCAAGTCTTTGCTGTCCTTGTGCTTCCTGTAGTGCCTGCATCTGACCTGCACCACCTGTACTACCTAGTCTACCTTGTTGTAGTAACCTAGACTCTTGAGCCAGTGCTTGCCTTTCTTGTTCAGGCTGTAGTAAACCTAGCTGTTGGTTGTACAACGATTGCTGTAATTCAAGAGGATTTAAGTCTTGTATCTGTGCAGCAGTTTGACCACGTCTGTCCATGAATTGTTGCATCATAGCTTGCATATCTTCATTAAGATATTCGCCTGTGCCTGTGTCATAGCCACCAAACATTCCTTGATAGTTTTGTGGTCTACTTTGTTCATAAGCAAAAGTAGCTGCTTCATTAGCTGCACCCTGTGCTTTCTTTGCTTGTTTATTAGCTAGTATTCCTCCTAGTGCTGTTGCTGCTAGTTGCATCCATGCTGCCATGTCTTATTCTCCTATTTAACTGGTACTGTGACCGTTAGTTACTATTGCTGTTCCTGCTGAACCACCTGAGCCACCAGAACCTTGATGTTCGTCACCACTTCCACCGCCACCACTAGAACCTGATTGACCAACTGCTCCTCCGTTTCCTCCAGAGCCTCCTTCTGCATCACCATCTACATTTGCTCCTACTCCACCGCTACCTGCACCTGTTAATGTTCCGTTACTCCCGTTTGTAGATGCTCTGTTACAAGAAGAGCCACTACATTCAGCGTTTCTTGAACCGCCAGAGCCAAAAGATTGACCTCCACCGCCTCCTCCGCCTCCGGCTCTGTCGTAATCAGAAAAGATTTGGTCTGCTTCAGCACCACCTCCTCCTCCTCCGCCTCCACCGCCTCCGAGGATAGAGCCATTATTATCTAAAATAATATCTTTTTCTAAGTATAAAGCTGTGCCACCACTACCACCACTACTACCATTACCGTTAGAAGCACCACCAGCTCCTCCCGAACCTCCTGCTCCATAAATAAAACCATTATTAATGATAGTTAGTACGCCTGCTACACCATTGCCAGTTCTTAGTGCAGGTGTGCCAGTAGCATCAGAATAAACATAAACACCTGAGTTAATAATAACATCAACATCACCTAGTTTATTATCAGCAGTTAATGCTGTGTCTAAATCTAATTTATTAACATTACTAGAAACAGTATATGTAAACTTTCTTTGATAAAAAGGTTTCCAAGCACCACCTTGTTTAACACTACCTGTTAATACTTCTTTCCATGCACCACCCTGTTTTACAGAAACTTTTGTTGGTTGTTTCCAAGCACCTGAGTGTTTTATGTTTAAAGACTTAGCCATGTTAGCTTGCTACTTGATAATGTATGTCACCGTCAGAACCACCTGAAGCTGCCCCTGTGCTTACTGTTCTAGTTCCATAACCATTAGAAGTAGAAGGTAAAGCATCTGCTGCTATAGCTGCTGTAACAAACGCTGTTGTTGCTACTTGATTAGTATTAGTTCCTGCATTTGCTGTTGCAGCAGTAACCACCTGACTTGTGTTTGCTAAGTCTGCTTTAGAGTTAACGGAAGTTTTAACTGCAAGAAACTCTGTGTTAAAATCACCACCACTAACTACCTTGTCTGGGTCTGAATCACTTAAAGCATCCTTACCTGACCAAGCTATTTGTAAATTATAATTACTCATCTTATCTTTCCTTGTTTTGCCCAAATAGAAATGTTTTGTAAAGAAGCTTTAAAACCCTTTACGGTTTGTATTACCTGTAGTCTAACAACCTTAGCTGCTTTTGACATAGATACTTTGTACTCTGTAGGTTGAAATGCAGGAGCATATTTAGCATTTGCATATTTACCTTGACCCCATAAAGAGTTAATACCACCGGTAGTAGGGTCTAATGTAAAGTTAGCTGATGTAGGATTAACATTATAATCTCTAAACCAGTTAAGTGTTACATCCATATTTTTACCGCCCGACCATATACCTAAGAATCTTTTTAAGAACTTAGATATACCCGGCTGTTCAAAGTCTAGCCAAGTAGTTTTAAAATCTGCTTGATATGTGTTGTCTATATCTTGATAACATTTACTTGTAGTAGATTCCCATGTATGTCCAGCAGTAGTACATGCTGATTGGTTAGCATAACTAGCAGTAACATCTGTTTTTTCTACATCATAGAATCCTGAATAGGTAGCTACTTTTCCAAAATCAGCAGCATCTCCTAAACCAATATATAAAAAATCATCAGTTGATAATAAAGCTCCAGGATTTTTCTTAGTATCAAAGTTCCAAGTCGTTATTCGTGGAGCACCATCAGGAGTTGTAGCTGTAAAATCAAATACATAAAGAATATTCTTACCACCAAATCCTAATAAATATGCACCAGTAGATAAATCATATTGAGCTTTAACTTTGTTTAAATCTGCAGTAACTATATGCGTTCTTATTTCATCTTTAACAGCTAAACTTAAATCTTGTAATGGCATTTTATCTTGTACCATTGTACGTGCTAATGAACGAACACCTGATGAACTTAGGAATACAATGTCATCACCAATAACTTGTACTGAATCTCTAGCTACACATCCTACACCTTCAATAACTTCGTCTAATTGAAAGGTAGCTGCAGATGGGTCCCAAGGGTCATTGTAAATAACAATGTTATTCTTACCAAAGATAACTAGCTTACCCATAAAAGAAGCTAGTGCTGTTATTTCATCACCTGACCATACAGTTTTTAAATCTACTAAACCTGACGCACCACCTGTGAACTTATGTCCAAGTAAAGTATCAGAGTAATAAACAACATCTTTATTCTCACCTATATTTCCTGTCCATAATCTACCATAATCACCAAGAACACAAGAAGGTGTAAAAGTTGTAACTCCAGAAGGAGCAGAATAACTTCCTACATCCTCTAAATCTTTCCATGCACTTCCATCATAATTAATAGGTTTATTACCTGCTTGTACAGCATAGAACTGGTTATTAAAGTTTGTAAATTGCCAGTTACCATCAGTCTTAGTAGTAGCAGAACCACCAAAAGTTTGTGCATCTAAAGTATAAGGAGTATTAGCTATATTAATTTTATAAACATTAGCACCAGCTCCAGCAAATAAAGTAGTAGCTCCTGTTGCACTTCTATATTCACCTAATGATTTAACTATTAATGTGTTAGTTGTAGGCAATCCATTAGTTAAACTTCCAGTGTATACATTATTAGTTACTTGTTTAATTCCCTCTCTAGTAGTAACACGTCCTTTCTCATCTAACATTATATTGTTAGCTGTTGTTAACCATTGAGGTGGTAAACTTGCAGCTGACGACTGCCTATTTAATCCATAGATACCTATGGAATCTAATACAAGGGGTTGTATTGGTTTAGACGCCATTCCAAATTACCTCATCTGAGTGTCTACCTACGTCTTGTTGAATTGCATCTGATAATGCTTGTTGATATTGCATCTGTGCCATGTCTGACAATGTACCTCCATCTTCGCCACGTTCAGCGATAGCTCGTGCCCATACCCCCATTATAACAGGAAACTCTGGACATGTCAAGGTATCTGTTGCATTTGTTAAATCATCTTGTGGGTCTAGCATGTAGAAGTTTATGTTATAAACACCATCAGGCTTAGGATATAATTGTGCTGTAAGCAATCCACTACTTACTCCATTAATAGAAAAGTAAGAAGGAACACCTGAGCTATCAGTAGGGTATTGTGTAGACCTAATCCATGAATCAGGTACACCTTGTAACATTTGTCCTTGTTCTTGTTCTTGTACTGACAATGTCCTAGTACGTTGTGATGTGCTAGGTAAGTCATAGCTACGTGTGTTAAGTACAGTAGCTACTGTTTCTATACGTCTTAGTGATGTCCAGTCCCAAGCATCTTCTACTTCTCTTTTAACTTCATTAACAAAGTCACCTATTAATACTTGGTAGTCTGATGGACCAGCAGCATCTATCAATGCACCTGACCAGTCACTACCTATGCTATCTTCTCTTAACCTACGTAATACTGAGTTAATAATTTGTCTGTATGTCATCTACTTCCCCTTGGCTAATTGAGCACCAAAATAAAATTCTATAATCATTGTTGCCCACCCAAATATTTCATCCATCTTGAGTACAGCACCTGCTTCTACTTTTACATATTCAATAACATCAGGTGTTAATTGAAAACCCAGTATACTAGCTCCTTCTATAACTGTTGGTATTACTGTAGGTACATCAAAAAACACAGGAGCTATTTGTGTAAATATAATTAATGCTAGTATAACTAATATAATAATCCTTCTGTTCATAGCAGCCATAGGTGACTCTTTGTCAGCTCTATCTCTAGCCATATTAATAGAATCATTACGTACTTGCAATGATTGTATCATTAGCTTTTGTTGTTCTGCTGCTGCTTGACTTTTTAATGCAAACAACTTACCAACAAAACCTAACATAATTGGTGCTACATTAGTTATAAACGCTATCATATTGCTAACCTCATTGCCTCTATAATTCCTACTTGTCCTATAATGTACCAAGCAAATGCACCAAAGACACCCCATTTAATTTGAAGCAGTGAAGTGTTAATCTTTTGTATACATAAATTAGTGTCATCAATCTTGCTAAACAGCTTTGCTATTTGTCCAGAATGTTTGTCTAATTGTAATTGCATTCTACTAAGTTCATCATTCATTTCTTTTTAAATCCTTTCTTCATATTAGCATAGGCTTTCTTGCTGATAGTAGATTTCTTTTTGCTTCTACTAATGCCTTTCTTCTTTCTAGCATTAATGTTTGCGTATAGTCCTCGTTTAGCCATTACCATTTCACCTTGTTTGCCCAGTACGCTGCACTGGTTGGACCTTTAGCTATGTTCTTAGCGTGTCTAGCTTTAAATGATTTACGTTTAGCTTTCATTGCAGCAGACTCACCAGCTTTAGGTTTACCTGCAGTAGAAGCTCCTTTCTCACCAAACCTAATCATGCGGTCCTTACCACCATCTTTGATAAGAACTACATGAGATTTCTTACCTTTAGATGAACGCTTAGGTTTGTTATATCCTGAGAATGTTTCACCTCTGTAAGTTACTGCCATTACTTTTTCTTTCCTTTTTTCTTCATTGGTGGACGACCTCTTTTCTTACCATATGTTCCTTTTCCTGCTGGCATATTATCTCCTAGTTTGCTAGTGGGTTATCTAAAGCTCTTTGTAGTTTACTACCGAGCCTCTCTTCTAACTCTTTAATCTTTCTATCTGTATCAGAATAAAGAGAATCTCTTCTGTCATCAAATCTTTTCTCAGCAATGTCAATCATTTCTTTAATATCTTTTTGCTGTTCCTGTAAATCTGACTCAACATCATTAACAATACTTTCAAGGTGTCGCATATCTTCTCTAACTTCTACCTTGACTTCCTTTACATATTTAATTTGTTCATCAACATTATCTTTAATTAAAGTAACTTCTTCCTTAAACAAATCAATTTCTTTACTAACAAACTCCATGTGTGTATTTACTGTAGACATGTGTTCATTTATAACTGCTAAATCTTTTTCTATAACAGACAAATCAGGTGACTCAAATGCAGAAATCTTAGCTTCCATATCTAAGTATCTCTGATATACTTCAAAACCACCCCACAGAGCTCCAAGGATTGTCCCTAAGAGGGGTATTATTAGTAGAGCCTTACTACCCCCTACCTTGACTCCCGCGTACTCTATTTCTGCCATTGTAGGTCCATCAATTTATTGTGTAGTATTTCGTTAGCCAAACCGTTTCTTAATCCTCTTTGATTATCTGGTATATCCTTGTCTAAATATATACCTTTATCTTTATAAAACACACCATCAATAAGTAGTTGTGTATTGTAAGTGTTAAATCCAGCATTAAAGTTTAACAGTGCAAGTATAAGACTTTGTAGTTTCTGCTGCTCTTCTAATGATGCAGCTTCTCCCATTTCTGTTGCAAGATTCTGTAACTTGTTACTAATAATCTCTCGCATCTTATCTTTCTTACTTGCTTTCTTTTTAGTTTCTACTAGCTTAGGTTCTTCTACTTTAGCCTCTACTATCTCTTCTTGTTCAGGCTCCTCTTCTCTTTGTTCTTCTTGTACGGTTTCTTCTTCTGGCTCTGACTCATCAAGCTCCTCCTCTATTGGTTCCTCTAAAGGTTCTTCTTCTATTTCAGGCTCTAAAAATTCTTCTAACTCTGCTTCTATTTCCTCTATTAATTCTTCTTGAGATATATCTTCAAATAAATCTTCCATCTCTGGTATTGCTTCTTCTAATGTAGTAGCAATTAAAGTATAATCATCCAACGGTTCTATTTCTATTACTTGAAAAACTTCTGGCTCTTCCAAGACGTATACTGATTCAATATCTTCCTCATCAGTTTCCCAAACTTCTGGTATATCTTCCTCAACATATTCTTCTATGTAAGCATCGTCCCAGCCATCACATCCGTAATCGTACAAAGGGTCCAATGCACATTGTTGATTATACACATTATCAGCATAGACTTGTGGGTAGTATAAACAACTGATATGACTGTCTGGTATTACACTGCATATACTCTCTCCGTTTGTTATTTCTACTGGGTCATCTTCTTGACTGTTCCAAAAGATTGCTCCGTTAGTAGGATGATTATAGAACCATTGTTCGTACTCACC